AACACTGGGTCGGTATGCCGTCGTTCGACTCTAAGAATATTCAGCCCGAGAAAAAGTTGATTGTCAACTTCCGAACCGAAGCGGACTTCCTGGCTTTTTCTGAGATTATTAAGCAAAGTCTTACTACCAAAACAAAGTCGGTTTGGTGGCCACCTCGTGAAAAAGATGCTAACTCAATTAAGCGTTGGCTCGACGACTCGGAGATTTAATCATGGGTTATACGAATCCTGAATTTTACCCAAAGTATCCTATTTACATCGTCAGTAAGGGTCGTTGGGAAACTCGGCACACATCACGTGCCCTTGAAAATCTGGGCATCCCTTACTATATTGCAGTTGAGGAACATGAGTACGAAAAGTACTGTGAGGTAATTGATCCTAAGAAGGTTCTGAAAATGCCTTTCAGCAATCATGGACTTGGATCTGGTCCTGCTCGTAACTGGGTTTGGGAACACTCAAAGGCTGCTGGCTTTAAGCGCCACTGGGTTCTTGATGATAACATTCAGGAATTTTGGCGCTTTAATCACAATCAACGAATTCGTATGGAATCTGGTGCTTTCTTCCGTGCATCTGAGGACTTCTGTGATCGTTTCAAGAATGTGATGATGGCAGGGCTTCAGTACAAATTCTTTGTTATGGATTCGTATCATTACCCTCCGTATGTGCTAAATACCCGACTCATGTCTTGTATCCTCATTCAGAATGATTGTCCGCATAAATGGCGCGGCAAATATAACGAGGACGTTGACCTGTCACTTCGTATTCTCAAGGATGGCTATTGCACTATTCTATTCTATACTTACCTCCAAGGCAAGATGCGCACGGGCACTGTAAAGGGTGGTAATACTGAAGAGCTATACGGCAAGGGGACGTTTGAAAAGTCTAAGATGTTGGTTGACCTTCACCCTGATGTTGTACGACTGGTACAACGCTATGGTCGCTGGCATCACCACGTAGATATCAATAAGGTTCGTGAGATGGCTGGTAAGCTTGAGTATGTTGATGGTTATGTTCCGTCTAAGGAACCAAATGAATACGGTATGTCGTTAATTCAAGATTACGGCTTACCTACACAACATGTAGTAAATAAACCCAAGGCAAGGTTAGGTTTGGAATCGATGTATGAAGAATAAGAATATCTTGGTAATTGGTGGAGCCGGCTTTATTGGCTCCAACCTTTGTGAACGACTTGTCGCTGACAACAAGGTGTTTTGCCTTGATGATTATTCCACCGGTTCAGATGAAAATCATATCGAAGGCGTTCATTATTATAAGGGTGGCACATACCATCAGATCCTGGATCTTCTCTATGGTAGTAATATTGATTTGGTCTATCATCTGGGTGAGTATTCTCGAGTAGAACAAAGCTTTGATGATTACGAAAAGTGCTTTAAGTCTAATTTGGATGGCACTCGTAATGTTCTGGAATATGTAAAGAAGCATAACATCAAGCTTGTTTATGCCGGATCCAGTACTAAGTTTACGAATGAACATGCTGGCTATATACAGAGTCCATATGCTTGGTCAAAGAAAACCAATACTGAACTAGTCATGAAATATGGCGAATGGTTTGGTCTCGATTATGCGATTACATATTTCTATAATGTCTATGGTAATCGTGAGATTGAGGATGGACAATATGCCACTTTGATCGCTAAATATAAGCGGCTTATGGCTGATAATCAACCTCTGCCAGTTGTTGAACCCGGCATTCAACGCAGAAACTTCACCCACATTGATGATACAATTAATGCTCTCGTTTTAATCGGTGAGCACGGTCACGGTGATGAATATGGCATCGGTTCGCCTGAGTCATATACCGTAAAGGAAGTTGCTGAATTATTCGGTGGCGAAATACAAGTTTTACCACCACGAAAAGGCAATAGGTTTGCCGCCGAGGTTCATACTGAAAAGACTCGGCAACTTGGTTGGGAACCAAAACATAAACTATCTGATTATATTACTAAACTGAAGAAGAGGAATTGGAAATGAAAACTTTGAAAATGGCCATTGTCGGCCACGGCTTTGTTGGTAAGGCGGTTGAATATGGCTTCTCTACTCCCAAGGTTAATATTCAGCTGATTGATCCTCTGCTGAAGACTACTCTCCATGATATTAACGATAATAAGGATGTGGTGTTTGTTTGTGTACCCACTCCGATGGGTGATGACGGTTCCATTAATGCATCCATTCTGAAGGAGGTTGTGAAGGGACTTTATGATCATCCATTCACAAAGACTTCTATTATCGTAATCAAGTCCACAGTAACACCGAATATTCTCGATGAACTCTCCAAGATGGATTATAATAATCAACTGGTTTACAACCCTGAGTTCCTGACTGAGAACAATGCTAACCAGGATTTCATTAATCCTATCATGCACGTCTTTGGTGGGACTGAGGTCCGCTCGCAGGGTCTGTATGATATCTACAAGAAGTATAGTCGTTGTGCTGATTGTCCTACACACTTCATGTCGATTACTGAAGCCAGTCTGGTAAAGTATGGCATTAACTCATTCCTTGCTACTAAGGTTCTGTGGTTTAATGAATTCTATGATGTTGTTGAAAAGTCGAATGCAAATTATAATACAGTAATTAATGCTATCGTAGCCGATAAGCGGATCGGCACAAGTCACGTCTCTGTTCCCGGTTGGGACGGCAAACGCGGCTTTGGTGGACCTTGCTTCCCTAAGGATTCGGCTGCATTCTATCGGTACTCGAAGTCGCTTGATGTTCCGCACATGACATTGTGTACTGCAGTTACCAAGAACGCTCTTGAATATCGTCTCAAGTATGCAAAGCTTGATGACCGTGAGATTGAACAGAAGGTTAATTTCAACATCCACCTTGACTGATTGGTGATTAATGACTTGGAATGAAAAGTATACGAACCTCGCCAAGGAAATTTCTACTTGGTCGAAGGATCCTAATACACAGATTGGCTGTGTTGCAATTGGTCCTCATGGCCAAATTGTAAGCCAAGGCTATAATGGCTTTCCTCGGGGTGTAAATGACTCCGAGGAACGACTACACAACCGAGAATTAAAGCATAAATATGTTGTTCATGCCGAAATGAATTGCATCTATAATGCCGGCTTGACTGGAACTTCACTTGAAGGTTCCACAATGTATGTTTACGGTCTACCTATTTGCCACGAATGTGCGAAGGGTATTATCCAATCGGGTGTAAAAGAAGCTCGATCATATTTCTCAACCGATAAAGATATATCCCGTTGGATTGATTCAACTAACTTAGCTTCAGAGATGTTTAATGAAGCGGGTGTGAAATACTATATTAATGATACGGAGTATAAATGAAGCATTTTATTTTTGACTTTGAAACTGCCGGCCAGGATATCCATTCCTGTGCTATCCTGGATATGGCTTGTTATGTTTTTACAACTGAGCAAATGTTAAGCTCAAAGCCTTACGATCTTGATACAGTAAAAGATGTAAAAAGATTCAAATTAGATCTGTCACATCAGCGAACCCAGTATAAATATAAGGTTGAGGAAGATACCACAAAGTTTTGGTACTCTCAACCCAAACACATCTTTCAGCGCATTATTCCTAGAGATGATGATCTTCTACTTGAAGATTTCTCGGAACAGCTTCTGGAGTATCTAGAGCCACATAAAATCAATTATTGGTGGTCGCGATCAAACACATTTGATCCTATCATTCTTTGGCGAATTTTTAATGACACCAAACAAATTGGTAAGCTTCATCAAAAGTTGCCTCACTGGGGTCTCAGAGATACTCGGTCGTTTATTGATGGCGCTCTCAACTTTCCTAAGAAGAATGGTTTCATTCCTGTTAGTGATGAAAAGATCTGGAATGATGTTTTTGAACTACACAATAGTTCATGGGATATTGTGGCAGATATTTTAAGAATCCAAGCAATCGTTCGAACTAATCATAACTTGGAGATTTAATTATGGAATCTATTGAGTACAAGTATAATGAAGGTAAACTTCTAAAAGAGATTACCGACTACATTAATAACACCTACGATGAACACTATTCACAGAATAAGTATCAGGCTACCGAGTTTATCATCGACGGTGGCCACGGCATCGGCTTTACCGTCGGTAATATTCTGAAATATGCACAGCGCTATGGACATAAGGGAACCTCAACTGATTGGCGGAAGGATCTGATGAAGGTCATTCATTATGCTATCATGGCTCTGCATGTTCATGATTCCGAATATTCTACGCCTGCTGCGACAATACAAGCAGATTCTGCTAAAGGTGTCATCACGGCTAATCATGTGGATTGGCTCAAGGGTGCCCTGGATACAATGAACAATCAATTTGGTAAGGATGTATAATGATTAATCATGCTCAAATGGTCGCGGCTCTAGTAAAGCCTGGCGACGATATTATAGTTTCGTTAACTCCAGCAAAGGCCGATTTGTGGCATATGGCGACTGGTGTTTCAGGTGAATCTGGTGAACTTCTTGATGCTATTAAAAAGCATGTGATTTACAATAAGCCTCTTGATCGCGACAATGTTGTTGAAGAACTTGGCGATCTTGAGTTTTATATGGAAGGCATTCGACAGAATCTTGGTATTACTCGAGAAGAAACAATCACTCAGAACATTGAAAAGCTATCGGTTCGTTATCACGGCTTGAGTTACAGTGATCAAAAGGCTCAAGATCGAGCTGATAAAAACTAAAAGGAAACATTATATGGAAAATAATGAACTTGCACTTTATATTGCTCTTGATCGTTCTGGATCGATGAGCTCTCGGTGGGAACAAGCCATCGAAACAATTAATGAATATGTGAACGGTTTGAAGAGAGAAAAGATCGAAGGTAAGATTACTGTAGTCGCCTTTGATACTAATAGTGAGAGTAAGACTGATCTCGTAACTATGATCGAAAATCAGAGCATCGCTTACTTTGATCCAATTAATCATAAGGGTGATATTCAACCTAGAGGAACTACGCCTCTATTTGATGCTGCAGCAAATGTAATGGATCGTGCACTTAAGAACGGTGCTAAGCGCACAGTTATTGCTATTATGACTGATGGTCATGAAAACTCATCACGTGAATATGATCAAGCCGCGATTAAGAACAAAGTTACGATGCTAACTGAAAAGCGTTATGAAGTTCTATTTCTCGGTGCAAACTTTGATGTCGCCGCGTACACTCAGTCATCTGGCTTAAATATGACTAAGATGCGTAACGTTGACCTGACGAATAAGAACGAGCGTATGTATATGTCCAAGGATCTATCCTCATCAACTGTAGCATATGCAGCGACAGGTGCTTCGATCGACCTATCTCAGAAAGGTAAGTAATAATTATGGAAATTAAGGTACCTATTGAAACTCTACGTGAGCGCAAGCTCTTTTTGGCTACTCCCATGTATGGAGGAAGCTGCACTGGCATGTATGCCCGGTCCATTGCTGACCTATCGGCTCTTTGCACTCATTATGGCATCCGTCTTCAGCTCTATTATCTGTTTAACGAAAGCCTGATTACTCGTGCACGTAACTATTGTGTTGATGAATTCCTTCGTTCGGATTCAACTCACTTAATGTTTATCGACTCTGATATCGGCTTTAATGCCAAGGATGTAATTGCACTTCTTGCTCTTTCGGATCATGAAGATCCTAATAATGATTATGATATCATTGCAGGTCCATATCCTAAGAAGTGTATTGCTTGGGAAAAGATTAAGCTTGCCGTCGATAAGGGCTTTGCTGATGAAAATCCTCAAAATCTTGAGAAGTACATCGGCGACTATGTGTTTAATCCAGTTGGCTCGGGTTCAATTCCTCTGAATAAGCCAGTTGAAGTTCTTGAAGCTGGTACTGGTTTCATGATGATCCGTCGTCAAACCTTTGACAAGTTCAAGGAAGCTTATGCTCATCGTCAATCATATAAGCCGGATCACGTTCGTACTGCTCACTTTGATGGTACTCGTGAAATCCTAGCCTATTTTGATACTCCAATCTGTGAAGAAACAAAGCGCTACCTTTCTGAAGACTATATGTTCTGTCAGTGGTCACGTAAGATTGGTATGAAGGTTTGGTTGTGTCCGTGGGTTGAATTGCAGCACGTCGGTATGATGGTTTTTGGCGGATCGCTTGTCGACCTTGCCAGAGTCGGTGCAAACGCCACAGCTGATATCACACAACTGAAAAAGTGATTTACATAATTCTTGAAATGGATTATAGTACAAAAGGTTGAAACTAGAAAGGAACCTATATTATGAAATTTGATGCGAAGACTATTCAAGTACTGAAGAATTTTGCCAATATCAATCCGTCGATTGTTTTTAAAGTTGGAGGCACTTTGGCTACCATCTCTCAAACTAAGACAATCCTTGCCAAGGCAAAGCTCGACCAGGAAATTACCTCGTCGTTTGGCATTTATGACTTGAATCGCTTCTTGAGCACCTTGTCGCTCTTTGAAAATCCCTCGATTGAGGTACGCGAAACTGAGATGATTATTAAGAGTGGCGCGCGTAAGGCAACTTATCGCTTTACTCCTGCCGAATTGATTATGACTCCACCTGAAAAGGATCTGAAGTTCCCAGATGCTGAAGTCAAGTTTGATCTTCTTGGTGCGGATCTTCAGGAATGTCTGAAGGCTCTCAATGTTCTTGGTCTGCCTGAGGTTGCTGTCGTTGGTGACGGTAAGAACATTATGCTTCAGGCTATCGACAGCAAGAATCCATCGTGTGATATTTACAGCACTACTGTGGGTGAAACTGAAGATAAGTTTAAGATGATCTTCCGTGCAGAGAATCTGAAAATGATTCCTGGAAGCTATAAGGTAATGATCTCGTCTCGTGGACTCTCCAAGTTCCATAATGACGACATTGAATATTATATCTCGGTTGAATCCAACTCGACCTTCGGTTGATGTTGGTAGCAGCCAACTGCTCTAGTGTTGGCGTGAACGATGGGAGCTGACGAAGCGAAATGTCGTCGCCGGATCCAGTAACCGGCATTATATTATGATATGGAGTTTATACTATGCTGAATGATTTCTTGTGGGTTGAAAAATATCGCCCAGCAAAGATTAGTGATACAATTCTTACTCCTGAACTGAAGGCTACCTTCCAGCAATTTGTCAATCAAGCGAATATTCCGAATCTTCTCTTGGCTGGTTCTGCTGGCTGTGGTAAGACTACTGTGGCTCGAGCAATGCTTGAAGAACTCGGTTGTGACTATATTATCATTAACGGATCTATGAATGGCAACATTGATACACTCCGTAATGAAATCCGAAACTTTGCTTCGACTGTCTCACTCACTGGTGGCCGTAAATATGTCATCCTTGATGAGGCTGATTATCTGAATGCGAATAGCACTCAGCCGGCTCTCCGTAACTTCATGGAAGAATATTCAAAGAATTGCGGCTTCATCCTGACTTGTAACTTTAAGAACAAGATCATTGATCCGCTTCACTCTCGTTGTTCTGTTATCGACTTCAAGATCACCAAGAAGGATCTTCCTGACTTGGCCAAGCAGTTCCTCAAGCGTATTTGCAATATCCTCGAGATCGAAGGTGTTGAATACGACAAGACTGCTATTGTTGAAGTTATCAAGAAGCACTTTCCAGATTGGCGCCGTTGCATCAATGAACTTCAGCGTTACTCTGCCACTGGAAAGATTGATTCAGGCATCCTGGTCAACTTCCAGGAAGTGACTCTGAATAAGCTAATGGGTCATCTGAAGGATAAAGATTATACCAATATGCGTAAGTGGGTTGCTGAAAACATTGATGCCGATGCCGTGGAACTTTTCC